CCATGACACGTAAATAATCCATCAATCACATTTAATAATCCCGATAATGTAATAGTTGATTTTTTCTGCTTTTGCCTTTCTATTTTTTCCCATTCATCTACTGACATTTTGTTGTTTTTTTCTTTTTCATCCATATATTCTTGATATGTTTTATTATCAGATTCTCTTGATTTAACAATATTTATCATTGCATCAATATCTTCTATCACTAATATTGTTTCCTTGTAATTAATTGACTTTACTAATTCTATTAATTCAGTATCATTCTTAACTTCATTTAACATTAAATAATGAATATGCCTTTTTCCAAATAATGAAAGACCCTTTATCATGCTTGTTTTTCCTGTTCCAGGATGCCCATGAAACAGGTAACCTCTTGTATATGGAATATCTCGATGTTGATACCATTCTTCTGAATTTAAAAATAATTGCATATCTTCCTTTATTATATTTTTAATATTATTTTTTAATATAATTGTATCTAATGTTCTATAGTTATTTGATGGTGTATTTATCCATTCTTTATTTTTATTAGTATAAATTTGCTGTGTCCATACTTTTCCAGTTAAATAATATTTATATTCACTCGCACAAAATTTACAAAATTCTTCTAATATATCTTCATTGCAATTTTCATGTTGCATAACTTTTAATGTTACAATATAATTCTCTTTCTTTCGATCCTTATCTGTATATACGGTAATAATATTATTATAATGTGTATATGTTATTTCACTATTTTTAAATTTTATTTTTTTCTCTCTATGCTGATTAACAATTTTATTAATATCACATAATTCTGACATTAATGTTTTTTGATCACATGTATATTGTAAATATGTTTCATTAATATAATCAATATCTTTTGTATTAGATAAATACCAAAATACTGCTTTGTATAATTCATTAATTTGTTTTGTTTCCGTAATATACATTATATCTACCCTCTTCTCAAATATTTTAGATTTGTTAAAATAATAATACCATATATTTAATAATATTTCATATATTTTATTATAATAGGGTAATATATACACTTTTATATTATTAGGTATATACATTATATTTGCAATTAAATATGATATAATAGAAAAAATAATAGTCTGAACTATTCCATTTAAAAATAAATCAATATTTTTATTTCCAGTATTTAATGTTAAATAAGATAATGCATTATTTATTAATTTAAATTTCATCATGTTATTAAATTGATTTGATAATTGATTTCTATTATTATCATGATTATCATTTTCATTATCATATTGTAATATATCTGTCATTTTTATTATGTATTGATTAATTTTTAAATTATAAAAATATAGTTATAATATATAAAAATGATAGAAATTACTCAGTATCTTTTTTATAAATTTTCAAGATTATTACAATTTTATAAATATCGTAATGAATATGATAAAAAAATTAGTTTAATGGAAGAAGGTAAATTATCAAATGTCTTATATATACCTATTCATAATAAAAAAATTTAACATTGTTTCTCTTTCTTAATTACAATATTTTTATCTTCTGTATCTTCTTCATCTTCTTCCTCAGAATCTTCCTCATAATCTTCATCCCATTCTGCATCCCCAAAACGAATTGGATTTGTAAATTCGATTAATTTTACATTAGAATGAATCATATTCCAAAACTTTTCAGAATCATTTTTAATATTTTCAGTCATTTCACTATTATTTAAAGTTTGACCAGTAATTGCAAAATGTAATCCATTTTCACTAACTTCACTAATTAACTTATTATTACTATCAGAAAATTTTACAGTATATTCAATATCATCGTTTTCAATACAATCAATCTTATAATTTAAAACATTTGCACATAATTCGATTACAGAACTTCCTGTAATCAAATTAGTTTCACTGGTGTTAGGATTGTAAATATCATATACATACATTTTTACTTGTTATTATTATATAATATATCATATATTATTAAACTATTAAAATATCAATTTTTATTTAATCATATATTTCTTAATAAATTCTTTCATATCCATTTTACCCATGCTTAAATTACATTGCGCACATATTGGTCTTAAATTTTCTAATGTTGTTTTTCCGTTATTTGCTTCTGCTATAACATGCCCACAATGAAATTCTATTTGTCGAATATTTTGATGTTTACAACATAGACATTTTGTTTGACCTATAGATGAACCAATATATTTATCCCAAACCATTTTTTTCAATGCCTTTGGAATATTTTTTTTATTATATTTTGATTTCTTATTTTTATTTACTTTATTTATTGAATAACATGATCCCATTATATTATAATATTTACATTTCTTTATTGTTTATATTTTTCTAATATATATATATGGATTATAATATTAAAAAACTTAAATATAAATTAAAATTACAATCATTTATTGGTGGTGCAGTAAGACAAGAACATTTTAAAATTAAAGATATATTACCCAAAACACCTTCTAATATTATATATGTTAATTCTACTACAAATAAAAAAATAAATACACTTCCATTGGTTGATATATGGAAAAAAAAGTCTGACGGTAATGATGTATGGTATAAAAATATAAATACACAACAAGTAGAATGGCTATTACCTCCAAATTCATGGTATAGAACAGAGATATATATAAATAAATCTACTAATACAATTACAGATGTTAAACCAGATAATCAAGATATATGGGAATATATTTTAGATCTAGATAAATACAAAAATTTGAATACAAATAAATTAGTAGATAAATTACCCCCTAATTCATGGGAAATTAAATATCAATATCAAAATTCTACTACTAAACTATACTCTATATCAATACCACTATCAGATATATGGTATACAAAACATGATGATACTGATATATGGTATGTAAATCGTACTACAGGTAAATCAGAATGGCTATTACCTCCTAATTCTTGGTTAGAACAAACATTAACTATACCAAAATATATATATGAAGATTTAGAATTATATAATACTCAAGGAGCAGGTCTATCTGATGATATATGGCCAATAATTACAGATTATTATAATATTGTTAGAAAAAATTTACAATTAATTGGTAGATTTAATAAATTAAATTTATTTTCGATTATACCTAATAATGTTGGTAATAAATATGAACCACTTTTAGGAAAAGGTACATATACGGCAGTATATATGATTAAGGATATACATTTAAGAATAAATGATGATTCTACTAAATATATTTTAAGAATATATGTAAGAGACAGAGATTTTTCAGCTAAAAATATGTTTGATTATGATAAAGTAAAATATGAATTTGCATTATTTCAAGAGTATATGGCTAAAATTTATTTTTATGGTTCTTTATACAAATCTGGAGACCTATTATATGTAATTAAAGATAGATTACCATTTGATTATAATATTACAAAAATTTATAATACATTATCTGATACAAATATTGGATTATTATCAAATCAACAAAAATGTAAATTTTTATTACAAAATATTAAAATGTTAAATATATTAGCCTCACATAGTTATATTCATATGGATTATAAAATAGATAATATAGCATATGAAAATCCAGATTTAATGAATGTAATTTTAATTGATTATGATATTACAACATTGCAAAAATTAATACAATCAAATTCTGCAATTAAATTTAATACTAATAATACTGTAAGTTATATAGATGCAACATCTACTTATCTACCACAATATATTAATGATGCATTACCTTTATCCAAATGGGATAAATATTCTATTGGAGGATTAATAAATATCATAGATTATCTTGATATTAAATTTAATTTTGTATCTATAAAAATACCTCCTGACTTATCTAATGGTAAAATTAATACATTAAATGTATCAAGTATAATATCCGATTTAAAATTAAAAGATTACGAATATGATAATATTCCCACCTATGAAGAATTATATAATATATTTGATTATCTAAATATTAATGGATCGATTATGTAATAAATTAAAAATATATAAATATATAAAAATATTAATTATTAATAAATGTGTGGTATTCATTGTATTTTAAACTATTGCTCTAATACTAATTATAATAATAAAAAATTATCTGCCCGAGGTCCAGATGATTATCAAACATATACAGATCCTCAAATTCATATGAATTTTTATAGATTATCTATTAATGGGATATCAAATGGTGCACAACCAATGCATTATAAAAATTATGTATTAATGTGCAACGGGGAAATATATAATCATACTGATTTAGAAAAATTAATTAATTATACATCTATTACTGGCAGTGATTGTGAAATTATATTACCTTTATTTGACAAATTTGGTCTTGAAAAAACATGCACTTTATTAGATGGTGTATTTGCATTTATTATATGGGATAACATTGAAAATAAATTATATATTGGTCGTGATCGTTTTGGTGTTAGACCTTTATTCTATGCAATTCATAATAATCAAATACAAATATCAAGTGAAATAAAAGGTATGATTTTATCTGATGATATACCATCAACTACTGTAACTCATTTCCCACCTGGACATTATGGTATGGTAACATCAAATAATACTCTTGATATTAAACCATATTATTTATATGTATGGAATGAAAATTTAATTTTAAAGAATAATATGAATTCTGTATTAGAAGGTATTAAAATATTTTTACATAAATCAGTACAAAAAAGAATGATGACTGAAAGACCAGTTGGATGTTTATTGAGCGGAGGTTTAGATTCTAGTTTGATTGCATCTTTAGTTAGAAATTATTTACCATCAAATAAACAACTAAGAACATTTTCAATTGGATTTGAAGGCTCTCCTGATTTAGCATATGCTAGAAAAGTAGCTACATTTTTAAAATCAGATCATCATGAATTTTTAGTTACTCCACAAGAATTTTTAGATCATTTAGATGAAGTAATTGCTGTAACTGAAACATATGATATTACAACTATTCGTGCAAGTGTTGGTAATTATTTAGTTTGTAAAAAAATTAAAGAATATAATCAAACACAAGATGTTGATAATCAAAGTATTGTAATATTTAATGGGGATGGTGCAGATGAAGTTGCAGGTGGATATTTATATCATCGTAAAGCACCTTCTGAATTAGATTTTCATTATGAAAGTGTAAATTTATTAAAAGAGATTTCATATTTTGATGTATTACGTTCAGATAGATCATGTTCTGATAATGGATTAGAACCTCGAACACCATTTTTAGATCGTGATTTTGTTAACTTTTATATGAGTATTCCAATTGAATATAGATTTAATAATACTAAACAAGAAAAATATTTAATTAGAGAAGCATTTAAAAATAACAATTTATTACCAGAAGAAGTATTATTTAGAAAAAAAGAAGCATTTTCGGATGGTGTATCTATTAAAGAAAAATCATGGTGGGAAATTATCCAAGATTACTTATCGGATAAAGTTTCTATTCCTGACACTATACCAAATTATCCATTTGATTCAACAAAATTAAATAAAGAATCTTATTATTATTATAAAAAATATTCAGAATTATATAAAAATCAAATAAATGTTATACCAAAATATTGGTTACCTAAATGGTCAGGTAATATAACAAATCCATCTGCTAGAATTTTAGTTGATTATAAATAAATAAATAATTTTTATAAAATAAATTATTTATTTATTATATGGAAAATAATCATTCGATATTATATAACTATTATTCTAAATATGGCGGAAATCCAGCAATTAATAGAATTGCTTCATCTGCTCCTAGTTTATTTAAATCAGTTATGCATGATTTTATCCCTAAATCAGAATCATTTAGTAATATGGTTTTAAAAGGTGTTCGTAATAATATAAGAGATAATGTTTTTACTGAAATATCACAAGGAAAGAATCCATTTGATACGTTTAAAAAAAATATTGACGCTAGAATAAAAAATAGTGATGAATATCTTTATAATAAATTATCTGCAAAAGAAGCTATAGAAAGATCACAAGAAGTAATAAATCAGATGAGAGAAGCAGCTATAAAAAATCGAGACTTAGGACTACCATTTGACAAGTCATTATTTACACCCGATTCAGATAAATATAATTTTGACTATAAATATGAACCTGATCCTGAATCTGATCCTGAATCTGAATATAAATATAAACCTGAATCTGAATATAAAAATGGTGGATATAATAATATGTATGGAGGTAAATTATTAGAACAATTAAGAATAGATATAGGCAGAACTAATTTTGATTTTGAATTAAATAAACTACAAAAAGAAATATTAGAAATAAGAAATAATTAAATTTTTATTTATTATTTTTTTATATATTTTGTTGTTTCTAATTTCTTATACACCATAATTTTTTGTGCAGTTGTTAATACTTTAACTTTTGTTATTTGCCACATATCACCTGATAACCTAGTACTTAATAAATATGCATATGGTAAATAAAAATGCCCTTTATCTCCCCATCCAGAACCCCAGGAATTTTTCATTATCCATACACCTTTTGCATCATTATAACCTACACATGTAACTGCATGACCACCTAATAACATTTCTGTTTTTGTATTTGGCATTGGTACCATACCTGTTTTTTCAACAATATCAGATTCAAATGATTGATATATTAGAATTCCAACTACAAATGGATTTCCATTTGCCAAGCATGTTTTTATATTAGTTATTGTTTGTTGAACACGTGATGCAGTTAATACAGTATGTTTTAAACCATCTGTATATGAAGTAGTTGATGGTTTAATTTTAAATCTTTCAATAACATATGGCCATAATGTATCAGAGCATGCACCATATTTTTGTAATGCATTAATTCCTTGAGTTAATGTTGATCCTGCATCATCATTTATACTTTTATCTAACATTCTTTCATTATAATATACAAATAATCTAGATGGGTTCCATTTAGTATCATTAAATACATAACAATAACATAATGCATTTGCAGTACAACTACCTAATTGTCCTTGATCATACATTACATTTAGTTTACTACGTAAATCTACCATTGGTGGTAATGTTGTTAATTTTGTTAATGAATAAATTTTAACTTTTTCAGGACACATACCTCTTTCTATTATTAAATTATATATTCTGCCTCTTTCCATATATATATTACTATAGAAATTTTTCTGCAAATAGCATAGCTTGTTCTATTGCTTGATCCATATTCAAATATTTATAACTTCCTAATCTACCTAAAAAATATATATTGTTTAGCTCATCTTTTATTGCCTCTTTTTGATATTCAATATATAATTCTTGATTTCTTTTAGTTGGTATTGGATAATATGGTTCACCTACATCTGTTGTTATTTCTTTTACTATTATTGTTTTATTTGATACTTTTTGATTATAAAAATGTTTATACTCAATAATTCTAGTCCATGGTGTTTTTATATTATTTGTTTCATGTTGAGGATAATTTACAACTGAATTTTCTTGATAATAATCTACATCTAAATACTCTTTAATAAAATTAATTGATCTATATTCTAATTTGGGTAAATTTAAATGATTATAATGATGATCTATTGGTCCTGTAAAAAATATCTTACTAAATCCAAGATGAGTATCTTTATTAAATTCTGTATTTAATTTTACTACGATATTTGGATGATCTAATAATTTTTCAATAAATTTTGTATAACCATTTTTAGGTAAAGCTTGATATTTATCATTAAAATAATTTGGATTATTATCTTCTCTAATAGGTATTCTAGCTAATACACTTGAATCTAATTCACTAGGATATTTTGCCCATTGTTTATACGTATATTCTTTGAATATTAATTTATATAATTCTTCACCTACATTATTAATACAGGTTTCTTCACTATTCATTGGATTATTTATTGTATTTTTTTCTATTTTATAATCATCTGGTAATAATATTTTAATAGTATCCGTATTAACAGGTATTGGAAATAATTTATTATCTATTTTACCAATTACTTTATGGTACCATGGTATCCATTCATCAAATTTATTAACATAATTCCACACTGTTTCGTTATTTGTGTGAAATATATGTGCGCCATATTTATTCATTAAAATACCATTATCATAATAATCATAACAATTACCTCCTATGTGATCTCGTTTATCAATAATTAATATATTATATTTTTCACATAATTTATTTGCTAATACAGATCCAGTTAATCCACAACCTACAATTAAAATATTTTCCATATTTATATTTTTATTTTATATAATAAAAATATACATGAGTTTATCTAAAAATACTTTAGTGTTACAAAATGAATTAAAATCAACTCTAAATAAAAAATCTGTAACTGGTGGTAGATCTGTTGAAAATAGTACTATATTCCCTACTGTTTTACCACCATCAAAAATAGAAAAAAATAATGATGGTGATTTTAATATTTTTGATGAAGCAGGGCGCATTGTAGGTGTAATTCCAAAAACTATAGTAAATATATTATTAGGTGCGAGCGGAGCAGTTGTTGGTGTTGCAGGTAATGTAGTTAATGCTGCAGGTAATGTAGTTAATGCTAGTACAGATGCATTTAAAAATGTATTAATTTTTATAGTCGATTCAAGTACTGGTTTAATTAAATCAGGTATATATACTTTAGAGAAAATATCTAGTAACTTGGTTAGAGATACATCAAATGTATTAGATAGTGGTATTAAAATAGGTACTGGATTTGTTAATACTGGTATAAATACAGTTGGAAATGCATCTAACCATTTAATTACTGGTGCATCAAATATAGTAGAAACAGGTATAAATACTACTGCTGATGTTGCTACTGACAGTATAAAAACAGCACAAAATGTATCATCTAATCTAATTTCAGGCACTGAAAAGGTATTAGCCTCTGGTATAAATTCTGGTGTATCAGTAATTAGAGAAGGAACAGATACTATCAATAATGTATCACATGATATATTATCAGGAACATCAGATGTAGTAACAAACGGTTTACATACAAGTGCACAAGCAATTAATACTGGAGTAGATACAGTAGAACATGCTTCTACTAATTTAATTACGGGTACTGCTGATGCAGTATCTGGTCTTAGAAATTCAGTATTAAACACATCTATGACTGAATCACATGAAACATCATCTAATTTTAAATCATCATTACCCTCACAATCAGGTGGTGTCATGTTGAATGGTGTATCTGTATTAAATATCGAAGATAGTTCTGATGTAAATACAAGAATGTTAATCTCTAATAATTTCTTAGACTCAAAACATGTATATTTTGTACGTTATCATCCTAATGGTACAAATGTATATGATTATAAACTTGGACTAAAAGGAGGTAAAGTAACTAATTTAGAATTAAGAAATACAAATTCTATATGGAATAATGGTAATTCAGTTGGATCAATATCAAATAACACACTTTCTAATAGTATTAACGTAATTAATAATGTAATAACTGATTTAAGTAATTCTCCTCAAGTTGGTGGCTATGTACGTAATAGTGTAGCGGATAAAAATGATTTTTATAATAAATATAAAAATTATAAATTAAAATATTTATCATTAAAGAATAATATGTAATTTAATAATATATATATGTATAATATATTATTACAATTATTAATTATAATCCATATTTTAATATGGCTATTTATAATATTTGGAGGTTTTATATCACCTATATATAGTAAACATAATATTTATTCAATAATACCATTGATATATCTCTTACATATGTTACCATTTCATTTATTGCTTGAAAGTAAATTATTTATTATTAATAATAATAATAAAACATCTAATAATAATAAATCAAATAGTAAAATCTTAAAAGAAAATGAAGATAAATATATAATTCCTCATATATTTGGTAAAATGAATAATATGTTTAGTTCATCTTTTGCAAATCCTCTAAGTCCACAAGGATTATTAATATTAGGTTATATTGTAAATATATATCTATTAAAATACAAATGGAAAGATTGCATTAATTAAAAATTGATTTTTTAATTATATATAATATCACTATTGTTATTATTCTAAAAATGGAGAAACAATGTAAACTTGACTGTATAAATCACGTATATAATCATTTAGTAAAATATACTAATAATATTATTATTGATCTTGTATGTGATTCAATTGAATCTGATGTTATTATAAATTTTTTATTTTTACAAATAAAAAATTTAAATATTCCTTTTCTTAAATTATTATTTCATGTATTTAAAGAATCTGAATACATGAGAGATTTAATTAATAATTCTATGATTGAATTATTAATTGCATCATTTGATAATACTGAAACATTTATCGAAATGTTTAATTGGTTTGATGAATTTGGATATACTTCAGATAGTATCAATCACAGTATTATAACTGAAATATATATTCAAGGTAATAAATATCCTACAATCAATAAATATGTATATCTAATTATTGATAAAATTAACATTAGCAATATTGTTTATAATAAAACTATATTTTTTATGTATGATGATATTAATATTATAATAAAATATTTTTCAAAAAATAAAGATATTATAAATACAATGATAATTAAATGTTATTATTATAATGCAATTAATACTCTAAAACAAATTCAATATAAAAATAAAATAAATTTTTTTGATGTTGAATGGTATTTATTATCACCAGAATGTTTTAATAATCATATGATTAATTCTGAACGTAATCCATATGAAAATAATATATTTGCAGAAAAATGGACCGAATATATTTGTTGTGCATTACGATGGGATTATTTACCATTAATGATAAATAAATTAACATTGCCTATGTGGAAAAAAATATCAAATTATTTTTACATGGGATATTTAACTAATAGATTTATTACTGTTTTATTTCATCAAATGAAAATAAATAATATTCCTTACGAAAAATTAAAATCAAAAAATCTTAAATTTAATCCAGTAGATTCCTTAGATTATTTACAAGAAAATAATTTATATAATATTTTTAAAAATAATCAAGGATATATTATTAAAAATAAACAATTAATTGAATTAGAAATAGCACAAGATACAACAGTATTATCGGTAGCAGCTATGCTTGTTATTTTTGAAGAAAAAAAGATAGAAGCATTAATTGAAATTATATTTGAAAGTAGTCTTAATATGTCTCAAAAATATGATTCAGAAATAAAATACACTGATAATTTATTAAAAAATAATCAACTCGGATGGAATGATAAACAAATTAAAACATATGAAAATTTTAAAATAATTATGGCTAAAATTATAGATCAAGCAAATTTATCTCATGATTTAGTTACTAAATATAATTCATTCATACCAATTGTAAATAATAATATGCCATATTCATATCAATTAAGATACATAAATAATATTTTAAATTTATATAATAAACTTACACTTAAAAAATATAAAGATGTATGCAATATGATTTATAGTAATTGTATTAAATTAAAACAATTATATATTAAAGATATTAGAAAAGAAACTAATACTGATTTAGATAATAAATTATTTTTTGTTCTGCCTAAAAATGCTACTATTTTTGATAAATTTAGAAATTTAATTGAGAATTCTGAATGTTATGATTATTCTTGTGAACAATCTAATAAATTTTGGATTGATGAATTACATGATAATAAATTAATTCAAAATATTGTTAAAAATATGCTTGCAAAATATCATGTCCCTATTCAAGAAATTATTCCTATTTTATATAACTGTTATAGTTATTATGCAACTGAAGAACATTTATTTTTAGAATAAATATAAAAGATTAATTACTTTATTTATATATAATAATGAATTATACATATCTTAATTTATTTTCTTCTGCAAATGAAAATATTATAATTTATAATGGTGAATTTTTACCTGAAGATATACGCGATACTGTAACTAAATCTATTGAAAATTTATTTAATAACTGTAAATCAATTTATGACCAAAAAATTTATAGAAGTACTCATTGTATATGGTTTATATTATCTAAAAATATACCAGAATATTTTGCTGTTACTTCGTTAAAAAATGTATATGCTAAATCATATAATAAAGATATACTAAAAAATGCGTTACAGTCACATCCATCTATTTTACAAAATTATATAATACCTCAATCATATATAGGATTAAATTTTATAAATAATTTGGCCTATAGTTTAGTTAATACTGATGATATATTTATCGATACATTTGATTTATTGCAATAATATAAATTATTTTTTATAAATAATTTATACTTTCTTTATATATGGATAATCAATCTACTGAAAAAATTAAAAATACTAATATATTAATTAGTGACAGATTATTAGAATTAACTCCCGTTAAATGTGCAAATTCATTAGATAATTTAGTTGGTAATAGATGTTATACACCAATCAATAACAGAGATCCAAGTGGATATACTACTCCATATCCTGCTAGTTGTCCTATAAATTATGATATGCAGACTATATCAACCACACCAAGTACTACATTAATTTATGATATGGATACAAATTCATCTTTACCTGTTAATAATAATAAATATACTTGTTATAAAAATTGTATAGAAAATACAAAAAGTGCAAATATTTCTGATATTAGTTATAATATTAATATAAATGGAAAACAATGTATTAAAAAATCTTTTATATCTCAATAATATGGATGACTATAAAACTATAGATAACGACACAGATTATTTGTATGTTAAATTTAATAAGACCACTGATGTTAAATCAGACATTACAAATAGTGATTTAAAAGTATCTGATAACGTATCTGATAAAGTATCTGATTTAACATCACAAATCTATCTTAATAATACAAATGACTATAAAACTATAGATAAAGTAATTGCCTATGACAGAGATGCTTCTGATGTTAAATGTATTAATCCTAATGATATTAAATCTGATATTATAAATAGTGATAATACAATTACTACTAAATGTATAAAATTTATAAAATTTTTGGGCGATCCAACTGATTTATATAAAGATGAATGCCCTATTAATTCTACACCTTTATTATCTCAAAATATGTGTGTATCACAACAATATGATGCAGTATGCCCAGATGGATTAGATAAAATAGGTAATAAATGCTATAAACCATGTAATACAAATTATATTACAGTAGATATTCAAAAAGTTAATAATTATGTTGAAAATAATATAGGTGATAAATGTGTAAATAATAATCTAAATAAATAATTAAGTAAATATTTGATCTATTTGATCAGGTAATTGTTGAATATGAATATGATAAAATTCTTCAATTTCTTTTACTGCATATGCATCTCGCTCTGTAATAAAATTTAATGCAACACCCTTTCGGCCATACCTTCCAGTACGTCCAATTCGGTGCATATAATTTTCACGATTAATAGGAATATCATAATTAATTACAAGTGATAATTGTTGAATATCAATTCCTCGCGCAAGTAAATCAGTTGATAACAAAATACGATAATTTCCTAATTTAAATTGATTCATAATTTTATTTCTTTCATCTTGCTCCATATCTCCATGAATAACACCAAAAGATATATCAATTTCTTTTTTAATTGAAATTAATTCATCTGCAAGTTTCATTAACTTTTGTTTGTTATTACAATAAATAATTACTAAATTTAATGATATGCATTTATACAAATCAATTAATGTACCAAATTTATGTTCCTCTTTTACTACATCAATATAATATTGTTTAATACCTTCTAGATTTACTTCTTCTTTCTTTACTTCAATAATTACTGGTTTCTTTAAAAATTTTTCTGCAATACTAAGTGTATCATCTTTTAATGTAGCAGAAAATAATCCAATTTTCATATCCCTCGGAAAACCCAATTGGAAAATTTCATATAATTGTTCTTTAAATCCTTGAGCTAACATTTGATCTACTTCATCAATAATTAATAAGTTAATACTATCTAGTTTAAAATATTTATCTTTAATCATATGATATAAACGTCCTGGAGTTCCAACAACAATATGGACACCTTTTTGCAATGATTCAATATCTGTTCTTACATTTTGTCCACCAATGCAACAACATACTTTTACTTTACAATATTCTCCAATTCCTTCAATAACTTTTTGAATTTGGATTGCTAATTCACGAGTAGGTACAATAATTGCTCCTTGAGGTCGTACTTCTTCAAAATTTATTAATTTTAACATAGAAATTACAAATGTACCAGTTTTTCCCGTTCCAGATTGTGCTTGTCCAATTACATCTCGATTATTATTTGATATTATTGGCAAAATGGCTTGCTGCTGAATAGGAGACGGTTTTTCAAATCCATATGAATAAATTCCTCGCAATAAATTTTCTGGTAAATCTAAGCGTGGATCTTCAAATGATTCTATTTTCTCTACATTATCATTTGCTAGTTGTGAGTTATCTTCGTTTTCGGGCATTTTAGACATCCTTTTATTAATAGTATTACTTTAAATTATATGTTTAATATTCTACTTTTCAATTTTTTATGTTTAATATATTATTAAATAATATAATATTAAATATGAGTACTTCCGCAAATATAATTGCATTTATTCATTTATTATTTATAATATTTATAGTAACTACACCATTTGTTACGGATAATCCTTTTATATTATTATATTATTGTTTTATCTTATTTTTTGTAATGTTTCACTGGTATGTAAATGACGATACATGTGTTCTAACAATAATAGAAGCTAAATTAAGAGGAAAAAAAGATAATGAAACATTTATGGGTAAATTAATTAAACCAATATATAATATTTCATCTAATGAAATTCACTATTTTGCATTATTTCTACTTGTATATACATTTCTAAAAACACGTATATGGGAAAAAGAAAAATATGAATTATTATATAGAACATTATATGTTAAATATAAATTAATATGTAATAAATTTGCTAGCACTGTGAGATGAAAAATAATTTAATAATATAATTAAATTATTTTTAATATTGATTACATGAATCAAATCTAAATAATGCATAATAAATTAAATATAATAAACCAAAAATATACGCTAATATCGCCCATAATATTTTTTGTATTTCAGACATATTCTTTTTAGAATTACAATCATAACTTAAATATGCTGCAAATGATCCCATAAAAATACTTATAATTAAACCAGTTGTTCCCATACCACTTGAATTACTTGATTCATTTAATTTTTCTACTTTATTTTTATTTCTTTCAATTTGTTTTAAAATAGCAAGTGCATCCATTTGTTATATATATAATATTAACATATTTTCTATTACATAATTAAATTATATCCTATATATTTTTTAAATAAACAAAACGTTAAGAAAAGAAAATTCAATGATTTTCTTAACGGTCCATGCAGGGATCGAACCTGCGACTTTCCGGTCAACTGTGATGATCAAATGTCATAACAGCCGAATGCTCTAAACCAACTGAGCTAATAGACCAGACCAATATTATATATATACTTATCTTTATATACTTTCAAATTAATATATTAATTTAAATAATCTAAATATTATATATGGATTCTCTAAATTATTTTAATAAAGTTAATAAATATGATAATAAATATAAAACTTTAAAAAAACAAATAGATGATGATGAATTTAATTTATTTTTAAATAAATTAAAAGAAAATTTATTATTAAATCCAGATAATCCTTTTCCAAAAGGCAAATATACAATTCATATAAAAATGTTATCTAATAATAATCAATTTAAAAATTGTCATCATTATTCTTTATTTTCATTATATAATAGTAAAAAATTTATTGACTGTTGTCATATATATTCTATGGATTTTATAAAATTATTAAAACCACAATGTACATATAAATGTGATTATAAAGATTCTTGTGTAACAAATATCTGTGATAATACAAAAGTATTAGATTGTGAATCTGATTGTGAACAAATTAAATATAATATTAGATTTTATAATTTTAAAAAAGATCACAATAATACACAATTTTTTTCACATTCTAGTCGTCTTGAAAATGGTTTATGGTGGCATAAATTTCATGATTATAATTGTTTATTTGCAATAGAAGAAGAACCTGATTTTTTTATATATCAAATATCTAAACAAGTTACAATTAATTCATATAAAGTACCTCAATCTATGTTTAAAGATTCTACTGAAAAAGATATTGTTGTTAAATTAATAATTTAATTTTGTAAAAATTGAATAATAATAATTATATTATTTATATATAATTATTATATATTACACAATATGATTACCAATCATCAAGTAAATATGCACTTTATTACTAAAAATGGATATAATATAAGATTTATTAAAGACCCACTATATGATTTATGTATGGCAGCAGTTAAAGATAAGGGCGGTGCATTAAAATATGTTACTAACCAAACAGAAGAATTATGTATTGAAGCAATAAAAAATGATCCATATGCATTTCAATATGTTAAAGATAAAACGCCTACAATTATAGCCTTAATTGCACAATATCAGCATGTGTATAAATATGAATTAAATATTACACCATATTTACATAATTATAATCCTTCACCAAATGAAGATTGTATAGTTTGTTATAATTCTAATGATTCATGGTGTAAATTAAAATGTGGTCATGCATATCATGTTGATTGCATAAAACAATGTTTGAATGATAAGTCTAATAAATGTCCTTATTGTAAACAATATATTTTTTGATTTATTTTAACATAAATGATGATTCTATATTATTAGAATAAGGATATTTGGTGCAGTTAAAATATTAAAATAAGTGTTTTAATGTGCATTCAGAATACTGTTTTGTATTCCCATAATATTTTGCACAATGTTCAAACTTAGGAACATGATGAATATTATCACGATTACACACATCCAATAGTTTTTTAACTTGTGAATCTGGATAAAACCATACAAATGTCATATAATATTCATATGGTGTCATACCTTCAGCATTTACTAAACACGGGTCACCTCCGTTATTAAGTAAAAATTCAATAATTGATAACCCAAGTGCATTTGTACTTATTGGAGATGTATTTATCAAATTATATACTGCAGTAGAAAACATAGTTTGTTTTTTATAAATTGTATTAGGATGAACATCATTAATTAATTTTCCAATCATATAAGTATTACTGGTTAAGATTGCATCTCTCATTGCAATTTCTTGTTCAATCTGTAATTTTTTACTCATATAACTGGTTACAATTGCATTTTTCATTGCAATTTCTTGTTCAATCTGTGATTTTTTACTCATATAATTACAGTCTGCAAACGTCACCCACACTACAATCGCAAAAAAGAGCACAATAATCCTCGTCATGGTATACTTAATTTAATACCTTTTACATAATAATTCTTTTTCAATTTTTTATATTTTATTTAATTTATCACCATTTACTGCAAGTAATTTTTCTTGTAAATTATTAATATTATTTAATTTATAATCAAATGTACAATTATGAATTACAGCATCTCGATGTTTAATACAAAAATATTTTCCACATTTACATTGAAAATCAACTAATGATAATTTTGATTTACAATCAATACATTCACATCTTTTTGGTTTTTTATTTTCATTTAATGTAGGTAGTAAACTTGATAGATTAAAATTAATTGTCTCTGACATTATAATAATACGATATATTGTTTTAAATAAATATTATTTTTCAATTTTTTATAAATTATTTATGATAAATTGCATTTATAATATCTTTAGAATTTTCAGTAAAATACGAATAATAATTTTTAGAATTTTTAAATAAATTTATTAATTTCTCTTGTTTATTTCGATCTAATGTATTTGATAATATATTTAATTCTTTTTTACTTATTATTCCAATTCCTGTATCTATATTTAGAATTGCATAAAACATACTAGGATTATTATATGCAAATTCTACAAATGATATATAGGTTTCACCACACCATGCATCGGGAATAAAATGAGGATTAGCTACTTTTTCATTCCATGGATAACAATCATGTGAAATTAACATCCCTGATTCATTTAGAAAAGGTGCCAGTATTGTAAAATCATGTAAAGACTTATCATATTCATGCCATGTATCAATACATATCAAATCAAATGTTTTATTTAAGGATGATATAGTTTTTTCTAAATCATTTGAATTAATTATTGTTGTTGATTTATGTGATGTTATATTTTTGTCTGTTTTATCTGTATAATATAAAATTCTATTAATTTTATCATCTTCTAATAATAAATCATCTAACCAAGCACCTGTAGTACATGTTCTAATAAAAAGAATATTTTTGTAATTATTTGCATTGTATAAATCTACTATAAATGATGATATAATGTCACCCCTATTATATCTTTTTTTAAAATATTTTGATACGTCCATATATATAATATATATATATTTAAATTTTATTATTTATATTATATCATTAAATGTTGTCGATATGATAAATAAAAAATTGAAAATTTTTTTATATAAACTTATATTAAATATAAAATATAATAAAATGTGTCGTAGTTTCAAAAAAACACCATGGTATGTACTCCGTAACCAAATTGCCCATCCAAAATCTGAATCTTTCTACATGTATGGAAGTTGGATTGATCTTTCAGAACCTCCAGAACCTAGAGTATTAAAACGAGAAGTGTATACTGATCACCAAGATGGATTAAAAAAGCATGGAAAATTTTTAGCAGTCAAAGAAGGAAAATCTGAATCATGGATTTGTCCAAAACACAACACAGCAAGGTACAATCATTGCGATCATGCTGAAAAATTTGAAAAATACAAACCATGCAAAACTAATATCAAACGTCAATTAACTATAATAAATGTAGAAGAATCATATGATGATGATGAAGACTTTTTATTTAATTTCCAATACTGATGCAATCGTCTTTAATTCTAATAATGTTCCTTCAACTCGTTTTGATTCAATATCACGAATAGTATATTTATATGGAAACTTACATTTTACATTTAATTGAATTTGAGATAATTTTAATTCTTCCCTTTTTTGAATCATATTCTTTATAAATTGATCATGATTATAATTAACTATATCTTTATGAATAACTTCTTTTTTTATTACCACTGTTGACCATTCTTGAATATTTGGATCTTCTTCATCTTCATAATATTTTTTGGGCATAATAATATATTTAAGAATTTAACTTTTTAAGTTATTATAATGAAACTAATTGGATTATCTGGAAAATTAGGATCTGGTAAAAATTATATTGCTGAAAATATAATTGCACCACATTTTAAAGATAAGTATAATATATTAATTATTGGATTTGGAGATCAAGTTAAAAATGAACTATATGCACGAGATCTATCATTAACATATGATTTATTACATAATAATAAAACATTTGAATCAAGAAAAAAATTACAAGAATATGCTACTGAGAATGGAAGAGATAAATTTAATCAAGATATGTGGATTAGAGGATTAGATATGCAAATAGAAACATTTTGTAGAAGAAGTCCAAAAGAAACATTAGTAATTATATGTGATGTTCGTTTTATAAATGAAGCTGAATATATAAAAAATAAAAATGGAATTTTATTTAGAATTATTGCAAAACAAAGAACTGAATTACGATATTGGAATGAAGCAACTGGTGATCAAATAAAATATAATAAAATATGTGATCATCAAAGTGAAACTGATTTAGATAAATATAAGTTTGATTATATAATTAAAAATGACGGTGAATTAGATATAAGTTTTTTAGATTTAATTTAATATTCTGTAAAAATTAACTGTGACTACATTTCTTAGTACATTTACACAGTGCACATTTATCAATATTAATTGTACATGCTAGACAATAATAATGTCCTAAACAATCAAATAGTTGTAGTTGAATATCATCATTCATGCAAATATTACAAGATCCAATTTTACTATAAACTGGATCTTTTAATTTAATTTTATTTAATTTATATTGAACATGTCCTAATATATGAGAATGTGTAAAATTAATTTTATGTAAAATTTCTTGAACAAATGGAATATTTATATCATTATCTATATATAATTTAAGTATATGTAATACTTGTTTTTCAATCATTGATGAATTATTTATAATTGTAATATTTACGTTATTTAAAAAATAATCATAATGTGATTTCATTTCTGAATATTTTTTAACAACCTCATATGTTTTTCCTTTATAAAAGTGTCCTTGTAATTGATCAATCGCAAATAATTTATTACAATATTTCATACTATTTTCTTCATCATTAATTGAATGATAATAAATAATAAGATCATGCATTGATTGTTTATCATTATATTTATCTACATAAATATTCAAATACTTTAATACATTTGGAATATCATTATTTAATTTATAATAATCTACTAATGCAATTACTCCAATTTCATTATTATAATGCAAAGCAAGTTCATACAAACGTATCATCTCACCTACATTAATCTCAATTTTTTCATAATATTTTCCTAATTGAATCATAGCAGGAGTATAATTTTTCTCAATTGCCATAGTAAAACATATTTTCATATTATCATAATCTCGACGAATTGCATATTGCATCGCAATATCACTTAACTTTTCTCCTGTCATTGATTCATTATATTCAATTTGATAATATGACAATAGCATAATATTTAGCACTTCATCTGAACTTGCCATGATATATACAATATTTAATATAATTTAATATTATATTAAATTTTCAATTTTTATTTAGATGAATTATGATACAATATTTTATCCTAATAGTTTATACAATGAATACTGTAAAGTGACAAAATTAATATAATTAAAAAATAAATATAAATAATTATTTTTTAATTATGTATATGATAAATTCAATTCTGGAAAAAAATATAATATCTAATAATATTACATCTTTTAAATCACATATTAAAAAAGCATCACCAAATTCTTTAATAAAAATACTTCCTTTTTTATGTGCCTGGGGTAATTTATTAATGTTACAATTAATAGATTCTAAAATAAATGTAGAAAATGTACATAATAAAGAATTATGTATGCGTATGGGATTAATAAGTGATAATTATAATATTGTAAATTATCTATATCCTAAAAATTGTATGAATGAATCAAAAATATTACGTTATTATATTTGTAGTGGTGGTGCTAATCAAAATATATATAATTTATTAGATAAAGAAAAATATTGGAATTATATTACCGATAATGATATAAAACAAGGTATTAAAAATGGTAATACATTTACATTAAATTATTTATTAAATAAAAAATTATTACCTCTTGATAATTATAATAATATAACTAAAGAAAAACATATGTTATTATTAAAAGATAATAATTTATTAAATTATTATATTACACATAATCTTAATATTGAAATAGTATTAAATGAATTATATCAAAGAAAACAAAAAAATATGAATATATTTAAAAGTGTAGTAATATTAAAAAAATTTTTTATTAAAATACGAAATCAAATAAAGTAATAATTTTATTTGATTTTATGAATTGGGAAAATTTTCAATTATGGCATAATTATTTATTAAATAAAGAATATAAAGATGAGTTAATAAACAAAGCTATCGGTGAGTTTTCATTGGTTCTTATCGATCACAAAAATAGATTTTCTGATTTTGATCAAAATAAAGAAGATCTAACAAAAAAAGAATGGGATTTATATGGAAAAATCAATTTAATTTTAAATAAAATAAAACAAAAATATAATGTAAATTTAGAATTACCTAGAAAAAGTTATCAAAATTCTCAAAAATTTCAAAGAAAACATGATATTAACATCGGTATGATGTATAATACTCCAGCTGAATTGAATGGTATAAATACAAAAGATCGTGATTATTTTTATGTTCCTATTCATAAAACTAGGAGACATATTCATGGTGTTCCAATTGATTATCTTGAATCATATATTATGCATATGATAGATACTGCTGTATGGAATAAAACAAATTATACTTATTATATTAGTATACAAAAAACAGAAAATATACATTACGTAAATGAGTGCGCTATTTATGAATGTCCTGAAAAAAATAAAATAATAAAATGTAATAAAAAAATAAAAGTTTTAGATAAAATAAAAGAATTAGTAAAATTTTTAAGTGAAAAAACATATTTTAAATTATTAAAATATTTTAATAAAAAATTAGTGGATAATTTTAGAATAAATTTTCCAGATAAAAGTAAATATATTACATATTGTATAGGCAATTGTATTTATTCAGATGGATTTATTCATGATGGAATCCCGAATGGTAAACAGACATGTAGTGAATGTAAAATAATATATTGCAGAGAATGTTTAAAAAATCCTTACCATGATGGTGAATTATGTAAATTTACTGATGAAATTACTTTTGAAAATCCAGATGATTATCGTAAATGTCCAGGGTGTGGTATATGGGTAGAAAAGACAGAAGGTTGTTCTCATATGAAATGTATATGCGGAACACATTTTTGTTATGATTGTAGGGGGATTTTATGTGCAAATGATCCATATTATCATGTATGTAGTGTAGATAATCCAGATACTCATTATAGAGATTACAGATTTAACCATCCATCTGTACAATATGCAGGCGAAGTTGCATGTAAATGCATAAATTGTTGTTAAGTTTTTAAACGGGGGCAGCTCACTGTAGTAGGATTTTTTTCCTCCATTATATTCTGAAGTCTAATGACTTTTCCTAAAGTATAATGATTACACTATCCATATGAAAATCTTTTTTTCCTATATGATCAGAGGAAATCATATAGTTTTAGTTAAATTTTTAGTATATTAGATAGCTAAAAAACTATCTATAAATATATTAAATATTAATTTATAATAAAATAATTTACTTACGTCCATGTGCAAAACAAAATCCACAAAGTGTCTGTTGTGATTTATGATGCACAATTTGGTAAGTACACATGCATGAACAAATTCTCATTTCAAACGGTGCTCTAGGAGGTGCAGGCGGACAGATTCTATTCCCATTCGAATCAATACGTTGAAATTCTCCAGGATTCAAAAAAGTACTAAAATTCATGATAGGGTAGTTAGTAATGCGCAGTGGCGATGTAGAACGTTCAAAGTCAGTCATTTTAATTGTATTATTTTTATTCAATTGTCAAATATATTATTTTTCAATTTTTTTGTAAAATATAAACATTATATTATAATAAATATATAATGATTAGTTATAAAACGATTAAATTATTAAATAATAAAATTACATTTACCTTTTATATTGATAATATTACTATTGATATAGATATCTCAAATGCATCTAAACAATTATCAAGAAATCATAATGAATTTAATACTATATTAGATGAATTAAAAAATGATTTTAATATACCTAATTACAAATTAAAATTAATAAAATATTGGTTTAATAAAAATTATAAAAAAACATATCCCAATGAAGAATACGTAACTAAATTTGGTCGAAAAATTAAGGTTCAGGATCCTCAGCAATTTCACTAATTTCACCATCATTAATTGTTTCAATTGTTGTATCGCAATCAATAAATTGGGGATTAGCAATACTATAAAATCTAGTATGATGATATTTGGTCTCAATTAATTTAAATAGAGTACATGTTAGATCTTTATATGTGTATACAATTTTACTATTTGCATCAAAATATTCATTATTTACAATAGTTCCAATATTTGCATAACTATCATTTGTGAAATAAATATAATATCCATTATTTGTTTCAGATTCTAAAATCTTAATAATATACTGTAGTTTTGTCACTGTAAAATTTGTATAATTTTCTGTAAAAAATTGTGTAAGCTTCTCAGATACCTTAGTACATTTATTAGATTCTTCGTGATGATTTTGAATTACACTTAGAATATAATTAATAACATCTTTACTTGTTTTAATATTATTATTAATATTAAAATTTCTAATATCTTTTTTACTGTTAATATATTTGTACATTTCCAAATTAAATGTTAGTGGGGAAACACTAATTAAAACACCATTATTTGTTCCTGTGTTCATAATTTTAAACCAGATTGTACCAGGTGTATGAGTAAGATTTAATTCATCTTTGAATTCATATGTGGATAGAAAAGTGTTAATCTTATCAATTAGACTGTTAATACTATATGCGGCTTTAGCATATTGAATACCGTCAACGGTAATCGAAAAGGCAGTGTCGACACTGGTCATTGTATTGTAGCTAATAGTAGATATAATATGAAAAGCAACTAATTAATTTTTCAATTTTTATAAAAATTGAGATATATATATCCTTATTACATTTACTATATATATATATTGTTAAATGAGCCTTATTAAAGTAACTAAACCTAATTATCAAGAATGTTATATTGATGATAAACCAATCTCAGGGCTTTTATTGTTTAATAATAAAATATTTCATAATGATAGGGTACTACCAGATGCGGTACTACCAGATACATATACTATTAATAAATCAAATAGAGAATCATTTCTAATTGGTGGTGTATTAAAATTAACAAGCAGTACACAATATAAAAATAATAAAACTCATAAATCAATGTATGAATTCATTCCTATTAACTGGAAATATCCAAAATTCTTAGTTCAATCTGAAATTAAAAATAATATTATTAAAAATCATGGTACAGTTGTTGATTATTTTGTTGTTATACAATTTAAAAACTGGGATGATAAATATCCTCATGGGACTATTTATAAATGTATTGGTCCTGTTAATAATTTATCTAATAGATATGATGTATTATTAAATTATTATCCAGAAACACCATATATTCATAATAAATTAAATTTAGAATTAAAAATAAATTTAATTGATTATAATATATCTGATGTTTATAATGTAGTTAGTATAGATCCTATTGGATGTAAAGATATCGATGATGCATTATCATATGATGATAAAAATAAATTAGTTGGTATTCATATTGCAGATGTAAATTATACAATTAGTAATTTAAAATTAACATTTAATAAATATTCTACAATTTATGCACCACATAAAATTATTAATATGATTCCAGATGAACTTGCTTATAATTATTGTTCATTAATTGAAGGTTATGTTCGACCTGTTATTTCATGTTGGGTTAATATTATTACAGGAGCATACACATTTAAAAGAGAATTTATAAGAATATCAAAAAATTATTGTTATGATGAGATTTCAAATAAATTTATACAATCAAATTTTAGTATGAACACATTATTTAATTTTAGTAAATTAATAAATAGTAAATCTAATTATGTAGATGAAGTAAAATCATCACATGAAATGGTAGAAGTATATATGATTTTTCTAAATAATAAAATAGCTGAAATTTTAAAGGATAAAGATATTATATATAGAAATCAAGAACCATGTCAATTTGCAGAATACAGTTATGAAAATAAAGGTCATGCATATATGAAATTATCTCATTACACCCATTTTACATCACCTATTCGTCGATATGTTGATCAATATATTCATCAAGTAATGATTAATACATTATTTGATGGTAAATTAGAAATAATTAAACCTGATATTAATTCAATAAATACATTTGAATTAGAATTAAAAAAAATAAATTTATTATGGAATTATCTTAAAGTAAGTGATAATATTATAAATGGTGAAACATACTTATTAAAATTTATTGGATTTAATAAAGATTCTCTTGAATTTAAATCACTTGAAAATGATATATTAATAAGTAATAAATTATTATTTACTATTATAAATGATACTACTATTAAAATTAATAACAAATTATATGAAATAAATAATACATATGATCTACCATTGTATGTAATTGATAATATTAAAAATCAATATTTTCCTAAAATTATTATTAAGTTTAATTAGATAATTAATTACATAATTATTATTATGATAAAATCAATCTTACTAATAATTAATATTATATTAGTTATTATTATTTTATTATTAATTTATATTAAATTTACAGATACATCTAAAAAAAATAGAATTATTATAGATGATGATGAAATATTTTTATTAAATATTTTAAATTATATTTCAGCAAATGATACTAGAGAACATAATATAAATGATAAATATATTGTACCCGATATTAATTTAAAATATTCAAATAAAATAAAAAGTCGTGGTGTATTTGCAAATAAAGATTATAAAAAAGATGATATTCTTGAAATATGCCCATCTATTAAATTTGGTCATAGAATAGACGATTCTATTCCATTATCTAATTATGGTTTTAATATTAATAATAATTATAATATTCTTGCTTTTGGATATTGTTCATTATATAATCACTCAGATACACCAAATGCACACTGGTCTATTATTAATGAAAATCAAATCCAAATTACAATTTTAAATGATATTAAAAAAAATGAAGAAATATTTGTACACTATGGTGAAACTTATTGGGAATCAAGAAAATCTAAATATGTTTAATATATTATTATTTATTATTTATTATATTATGATTAAATATATTATTTTTATTATATTTCAATGTATTGTTATATATAATTTTATATCAATTAATAAAATAAAATCATATATACATAAATTATTACAAAAAAAGATAATATCAAATTCAAATATATTAAATTGGATTAATGATGATAAAATAAATAAATATATTATTCCAGATGTAACAATTAAATATTCAGAAATATCAAAAAAACGTGGTGTATTTGCAAATAAGGACTATAAAAAAGGTGATATTCTTGAAATATGTCCAACAATTAAACATCCTAAAAATTATGGTGGTCCAATACAAAAACATGTATATAACTATGATTATTATAATAATCTTATTGGATTTGGATATTGTTCTATATATAATATAAGTAAAAATCCAAATATTACATATAATATATTAAATGATAGACAAATTGAAATTAAAGTTATTAAAGATATTAAAAAAAATGATGAAATTTTTTTAACATAATTAAATATATGAAACAAATATATATTTATTTATTAATCTTTGTTATAATTTATATAATATATCGAAGAAATATTATGCATTATGATAATAATAATAAAAATATAGCAATTTGTTTTTTTGGAATATGTAGATCTACTAATTATACAATTGATTCTATTAATCAATATATTTTTAATCCATTAAAATTAATGAATTTTAATTATGATATATATTTACATACATATACTATAAATAATATTTATAATAATCCGCGTGCAAATGAACATAATATTATGTTAGATAATGATTTATATAAATTATTAAATCCAAATATATATAAAATAGATAATCAAGATGATATTATTAATAATATTAATTTTATTAAATATAGATCTAAAGGGGATCCATGGGATAATAATTATAATTCACTAAATAACTTAATTTTATCATTATATTCACTAAATCAAGTTACACAATTATGGAAAAATAATAATAAAACATATGATTATATAATTTATTTAAGACCTGATGTTTTATTTTTACAACCTTTACAAAAATCTTATTTTGATCAAATAAATAATACAAATATAATATTACCTAATTTTCATGAATATCCTGTTAATGATAGAATGGCAATTGGTACTCCCAATATAATGTTAAAATATGGTGAAAGATATAATACTGCATATGATTATTCATTATCTTATAAATTACATGCAGAAGAATATCTTAATTATATATTAGCTATTAATTCAATTAATATTATTAAAATTAATTTTAAATTTCAACGAATTAGAGCAGATGGTAAAATTAATAATGGTGATGAAAATTTACGGTCTATCAATACCTCGTAATTTTATAAATGGTATATTTTCTGTATTTTCATCATTTTTAACTGTATCTTTTATACAATCTATATCCCAATTACACAATTCATGTATTTTATACATAGTATCTTCTGCTTTATACAATTTAATTCTTGGCGTATCTATTATATTTAATTGTATAATTTTTTGTATTGCTGCATGCATTGTCAAATATGTATCATCTTCACTAAAATAAATAAATTGGGTATCAACTCCCAGATTAGTTATATAGTTTCTATATTCTAAAAATCCCATATTTATTGCTAAATTAAATTCATCAAACCATGCATTAATAACTCTACTATTTTTTGGTGCCATTATAAACCAATTTTCAATATATGTCATTGGATTATTATTTAATAATCTACCATTTAAATAAAATGCAGTTAATTCACTTCTTTCTTTAATACTATCTAAATATATCTTATTAATTTCATCACCTGAATTTATAATAATACCCATATCTAACCATAATCCACCATATTTTTTTAATAAAAATAATCTTATCCAATCTGCTTGATGCTGTATACCTAATGTATTATATTTTTCTGGATAATCATTATCATTAATATATTTATTAATATTTGTGTTATCAATAGATATTATAGTCCAATCAGATAATTTTTTATTTCTTTCTTCCATCGTATTTTTTGTAAACGCGGGTAATGTATTCAAATTATCCCAATGCGACCATATTATTTTTGGTATAGTCTCTTCTTGGTTTTCAAATTTATCATAAGTACGTACTCTAAATAATACATATATTATTATAAAAATAAGTAAAAGAATATATATATTATTTTTCATTATATATATATTATATTTATTTTAGACAATTTTAATTAATCTCCTATATCTACAATTGATATATATCCTCCAGTTTTAATCGGTAGCACAGGCTTTGGCATTAATACAAAATAATATATTAATCCTCCTACAATTCCAACAGCAGAAATTCCAATTGCTGCAATAGCTCCACCAGATAATGATTCTTTAGGTGTCGGACATTCTGTACATTTTTGACATGTTGGTGGTGGTGGACATGTTGTTGGCGGCGGGCATGTTGTTGGTGGCGGGCATGTTGTTGGTGGCGGGCATGTTGTTGGTGGTGGGCATGTTGTTGGTGGTGGGTATGTTGTTGGTCGTGGTAGATCATCTGGTGTTCGAGTACTAGTACTCTGACCATCACTACTACTCTGAACACCACGAGTACTTAAATTACACTCATTTCTTGATTGTAA